AGAAAGATGACGGTCGCGAAGACCATCGCCTCAATCGGGAAACAGAGAGCTGAACCCATAGACGCGAACTTGGCTAGGCGCAAAACGCCATGGCCAGGTACGTCAGCCTTCCTAGACCGTGATGCCTGAACGGCCTCAAGCAAATGAGGCCAATCGGACAACATGGTTAGTACGTGCTGATTCGAGACACGATCGGAAGCCTCACTAAGATCTAGTGTGGCAAGATCCCCGCTGAGGGATCCTTTGCAGGCCAGGTACCGATTAGGTTCCTGGTCGTCAAAACCGATAATGCGTGAGAGGAAGCTATCCTCCTTGAACGCATCGAGAATCGACCGAAGAACCGCCTGCTGTGCGAACTGCATGGCAGATGGCTCGATGGCTATGATTCGAGGTGTCTTGAGCGTTTTAGGCACGGTGATTACCCTAACGGGAATCTCCGCACCAGGTTCGAGGATGTTCAAGCGTTCGTGCAACTCGTTAGTTAGACGAGCATTATGCACGAGCTGCTCAGCTGCAGGCATGACTGCCTCCAGCCGTGCGGTCCAGGTTCGCAGATTCCACTTTCCATTGCTGGAAAGTCTGTCTGCGACAGCGCCTGGACCATGCTTTCCCTTAAGCCTCGCAAAACTGACATCTCTGTCAACCTTGTCGAAGGCCTCGGAAAATAGCATATCGGAGATTCGTTTGAAGTCGGCCAAGTAGGCCGGGTCTAGCAAATCATCCGATGTACGAACATCCTGCTCACATTGAACATACTCAGACATCGCTCGCCTCTCGCGGCTGGCAGATACGACTCTCATCGAGCCGTTAATGCCACGAGCCCCTCCTTCACGGGAAGGGTCCGGGAGGGCGATCTTGCTAAACGCCAGTGTTAATTGGCGAATAGCATAGATTGCTTCGACATCTGGGTAGTCCAATAGCGCACCACTACACGGATCGAACACACGTCCATAGAAACCTTGCAGGAATGCAGGGAGCCTAGTAAGACGGCCCGGCTTGAAAGCCGGGCAGTCCGAAGGGACGACGAAACCTTGGTCAAGCCACTTTTGGGTGACTTTTCCTAGGTCTGCCAGGGTAATCGCTAGAAACGACAACCCCTCGTGTTCGAACCGACTCGTGACAGTTGTTATGTCGCGAGTGGCGCTGGTGCAGCATCGTACGGCCAATTCATTGGCCATACAGGACCAGAGTGATATCAGGCTTTTCACGTTCCCTCCTTATAGAGGTGGACGATCCCTAGCCTATATCTATAGCAGATTCAGAATCTACTAAAACTGACACCGCTGGTGAGCGTAGCTGTAGAGATAGTCCATACGGACCAAACTCCAACGGCCACGTTCGAAAATGAAGTCGTGCTCCGGTTGGAGCGCGTCCCTCACAGTCTGGAGAGCCTCTTGGAGGTTCACAGGCCAATCGGTGATGGAGGACCCGTCAAGGTCCAAGAACGAGGTGTAACTCACCCCGTCGGGGACTGCTGTGGACTTATCATCCATATGTAGCCTTCCTTCGGGGGAGACACCCCCAGTAGTAGTAGAGGGTCTGAATTAGAGTGCCTATCCTGTCTCGGGATTAGGCAAGTCCTGGATGCGTTTGACAGCATCCAGGTATGCTTGCACTGCAAGTTTATCCTCCTCCGTCCGGCGCTTGCCGAACAAAAGAGTTACTTGCAGTACACCATCAGGAGCGTCAGCCCCCGATGGCCCCCAGACAACACAGACACGCGTCTGTTTGACAGCTCCAATCCTCAACAGAAATTCTGGATGGGGAGAAGAGCTTCGGCCACCAAATACAGAGCATTGACGACGGTCACAATTACCACAATCACCCTTTTGGTGAGAGTAGTTCTTGTGTCGTAGTCTGTGCTCCTCCTACCGTAGGCTTCACGCCTAGGAGGGTGTACAGTACGGTTGGGGCCAACCCTTTTGGGGAAGGCCTTACCACGCTGCACAGTATTGGTGGTACCATTGACACGAGTGCACGATGGTTAGTCCTAGTTCAGGATTCGCCACCGAGCAATTTCGTGATCATGGCACCGGAAGACGCAGCGAGGGCGGCATCGAAGCCGTCCCAAACTGCCTTCGCCTCGACAGGCGAGTAGCCGGCGAGCGGGAGATCGAAGACCACGTAAGCGGCCATCGACACCTCCACGTTCTCTGCCGGCTTCGCCCAGTCAGCGGCGATCTTCCGAACGTCGATCCTGGCCATGCGCCGAGTCCTGTCACCGCGACCTTGGTCGTAGAGGTGACTGAACGTAAGCGTCATGAGGCCGTCGCCACTCTGATATTCCGACTTATCGTCTCCCACGCTAACGCGGGGAGCCGTAATCGGAACGGCGGAAATGGTGACGACCAGTGGATCGGTCATAGACATAGGCATTCACTCCTAGGAGCATGGTTAGCTCCCATTGGCGTTGTGACGTGCACAAACATGTATGTCATCTATCCCTTGGAAAGTCCAAGGGCAGCGACAATGGCCAACTGGCGCGGGGAAAACTCCCCGTACTTTAGGCCAAACCCGAAGGGCGATGCTCTCCTTCTCTGCTTCACTTCAGTTATGAAGCTGCAGATAGGGGGAGAACCTGGGATCAACCAACCGGTCGGTCCCACGTAAGTAAAGGTATTCACGGACACAGTATGCTCCATGATGTACCCATACTTCATCACCATTCCGTCGTTGGACCAACTCTGGAGATTCGAAATGACATCTCCCGTGTTGGTAACCCAATCAGCGGCCCAGCTCCAAGGGGCAAGGTTCCACAACGTTTCTGGCGTAAGTTCCAGGCCCAAAAGTTTCCTAATGGGACCTGAGCGTCCACTCACCTGGCGCATCGTAAATGGATCGATGGCCATGTGATATGTGAACGCACCTTTAAACCAGACACGACGCTCAGTCGTTTGACTGAGCGCTACCTTGCCCTTTCCGGCATTGTCGAAGTCGACCATCCCGCCAGAACTCCCGCCCAGAATATGAGCGTTAGTCCTATCGCGGTAATAGCCCGACGACGACGTCCGGATTGGTGGGAAGCTGTAGCTTCTGCGTACCACCCTACCCGCATCGCGTTTGTACTGATTAATCAGACGATCCGCGTTGCTTACGACAGTCGCCGAATCGGCGATATCGTTGGCAAGGGGCTTATATCCGAACTCGATGTTTAGGTACTCGCCGCCGGAAGCTCTTCGCAGAGCTTCCTTCGACTTGGCCTTCCAAAGAGCGGAGCCTACCAACTTCGGTAGACCCTCACGCTTCAGTTCGAGCAAGGATTCAGCAAGGGACGCATGGCTACTAGCAGGCTTACATCTCGCGATCGCGGTTGTCCCATAAGCATCCATCTGAGAATCAGATGAAGCCATGAAAACTGGCCACGGGTCGCCGTAAAGGATGTCCGGACACGGAAGCATCACGCCATCATATCTAATGATGGTATGACCTCCCTTGTTCGGCTCATCCGGGATGAATCGGAAGAACGGATACCGACGGAAGTCGATATCACAATACCTACGTTCCATCCGAAATGGGCCTCCATCATCGGCTGCAAGCACCTTGGACTTACGTCCTTTTGGTGTGAAGCCGTAATGGTTTTCCGACGCAGTCACCTGCGTTCCACTGAGATGCCGGGCATGAGCGATTCCGCTCTCGTACCCCCCCGTAGAAGATGTGGCTCCTGAAACAGAAGTCGACACCTGCGTGAAGGTACTGTCCGGGAAGTTGGTTATTTCCAACCTCCTACTCTTTTGAGTAACACTCAGTGGCACCAGCTCCTCTGGTTCTGGAGTGGTAACACTCCAATCATGTCCAACAGGATACTTCATCCCATAGGACAAGTACATGTTGTACAGCGCCCTGGGCCCCGCAAG